TTGTTAAACTGGTCAAACGCTGCGCGGTCATTGTCTTGCGGCGGCTGCGGGAGAGCAGGGGCGCGAAAGTTTATTTCAATATCGTTTAGAGCCATTACCGCCTACCGTCAGCACGCATATCCAAACGCGGCGAACCTAGCTGCCACTGAACACCCAACTCGTCAGACGAAATCTTAATCGCCATCTGCCTGCCCCGAACACGGGTATTGATCTGCTGTGTAAACTGCTCAACCGGTACCGTGGCGGTGCGCGCTATAGACCCGTAGCTAGAACCGCCTGCAGAGGCTGGACTAGTGTACCCAGACCCAGAGTTCTTTAACGGGTAGAATGTCATGGTGGCTGCAGGGGAAGAAGCCGTTGACCCGTCGAAGGTTATATCGGGTAGCACGCGCCAAATAAACGCGAATCTGTGGCCGTCGTCCAGATCAAACTCAGCCGAAGTTATGTAGGCATCAATAGCCGTAGAGGTACCGGTTTCGTTGTCGTCAACACCCTCCTCGTGGTTTACGAGGTTGTAGGTGTAAGTGGCCGCAAGTGGGTACTGCCGTGTGCCGGAGTCTAACCAAGCTGTACGGGCTAAGTTGCCGTAATACCAAACTTTATCGAGGTAGTTGTAAACGGCATACTTATCTACCGTTGTCGAGTTGGCAGAGCAGTAGAACCACCAGATCTCGTGGAACTCCTCGTTAGTACCAGCGAATACTTGATCTATCTGTGCTTCGTTAAAGTCATTGAATATGTACCGGCGCAAATCACAGGGGAGAGGCTGCGTGCGACCATCATACATGTAGAACTTATCGCGCCCCATCCAGAACGACGCGCCAGAGGCGTAAGCTACTGCGTTCTGCGAGGCAATAGATATGTTATCACCAACAATCTGGGCACCCCATACAGCCTGACCGCCCAAATACTGCAGGGAATAGACCGAGGAATCAGTCCATACGAGAACTTCCTGACGGGATTGCTGGGCCGTAACGATCTCGGTGCCACGAGATAGCCGTAAAGAACCTGCTTGGTTGGTAGCACTGGGGGTCCAGTTGGCGGCGTCTTCTTGGTCAGACCACCGAATAAGCATGGGGTCTTGTGTGGAGGTGCTTATCGTGTTCGCCCCAAAGGCAAACACAAACCTATTTATATCAGACACAAGAATATAGTTCTGTACTGTTGGGGTATCAGAAGCGCCGCTTAGAGTAGAAATATTTACCGCCCGCGTAGAGGTGCCAACAGAGGCATCCCAGTAGTATATACCGCCGCCCCGAGGGCCAAAAATCAGATCTTCACCAAAGTTTGACTGGCTCCATAGACGCATAGGATCAGCAGTGGTGCCGCCAGTGCCCCACACGCCGCTGCCCCAAGAACCGCCGCCCCAACCCGTTAGGGGTACGGCAATAGAGTTCCCAACATTTAGTTGGTATGCAGCGACAATGCTGCCCCCACCATTACCCGTATCAGAAGCATTTGCCGTAGCTGTGGCGGTAATCGTGTAGGTATTCGCGGTAGGCACTGTTTGGATTTGGTATTCTTGGTTTAGAACATCCGCCGTAATGTTGCCACCCAACGACACCGCGCCGCTAAAGGTAACAAAATCCCCAACAGTAGCGCCGTGAGACGCGTCTGTAACAGTCAATGTGGCCGAACTTGCTGTAGCCGCAAAAGTAGCTGCGCCGGTAGTTGTAGCCCGAATGGGGGTTATATCGTAGTAACTCCCGCCTAGTTCAGTATAAAACTTAAGATGTGTACCTACACCTACGTAATTAAGGCTGCTAAGCGTAACCCAAGACCACAATGATCGGCATACACCTTGAAACGTATTACTGGATATTCTTTGCCAACCACCAATTTTCTCGGGGTAGCCCTGCCGAAAACGCACCTTATCGCACTCATACCAACCGGTTTCGTTAGTATAACGAGTGCGTTCCCTATTAACGCCGGGTTTTAGGGATAACTTCTTAAGGGGCATCTAGGTTACTCCGACGTTACCCCAAACAGCGGAGGTGTGGTCACTGTAATAGCTACACTACGCTTCAATTCTAACGAGTTACCACAATGTGAGCAAGTGGCAGCTTCAAGCTCAGCGGCATCCAAATCGTAGCCACAGTTAGCGCAAACCACCTCTACCTCGTGCTCGGGTTCTACGTCCCCGTGCTCGTTAACGGTAGCAACATATTTAACTCTCACCGTCCTCTCCTACGGCAAGCATACGGGTAATTAGTCGCCCACTTCGGTTCTGTACCTGCCGGTGCCACTTACTATCCGCCATTTCTCTTGCGGCAGTCTCCCAGTCTCGCGCATGGATAGCCGCGATAAACTTCTTAAACCCCGAAAAACGCGGCCCACCCAGATTAAACATCATGTTACAGCAAATAAGCTGTACTTCTTCTGGAAGCTGCTCAAAATCGTCAATGACCCAACGGCATTCATTCATAGCGATCCTAACGTCCTTCTCGAAAAGCTCCGCCACACGCTCTTCGGTAACAGGTGCTCCGGGGGGCCAGCCGTACTCAGGTTCTCCCTCTAGGCAGAGATGGCCCACCCCACAAGTTTTCAGGCCGAGGTGGTCTAAGTAGACGGAGTACATAACCCCCTCGTCCACCTCTAGCTCCTTACGGAGTTTCTCAATAAAAGTCATTTTCCCTGCCCGCGATACCGCTTCCAAGAACGGCGTTTGTGTTTATTCTTGGGTTTCGAGTTGGTGCCGCGTCCGATGCTGGTGGTGTGCTTAACGCCCAGAGGTTTCCACTCAGAAACGCCAATTTTAGTAGCCATCACTTGCTCACCGATTTGTACTTCTCGAAGGTCCGTAGGCCGCCCAACCCGAGCATCCCCATTAGGACAGGCATCATCTGCGACATATCTAGCGCTGGCAACTCGACCAGATTGCCCGTCTGCGCGAGCGCAAAAACCAGAACCGGCTGCGCGATATAGTTCCAAGCCAAGGCAACACCGCAGGCCCAGCCTATGAAAGGACGCCACCCGGCGACGAACACAGAGCGATGCGCCGCCTCTGTCTTATTGATATCAAGCTGTGCCAAATCGATCTTGGCAAGGTGCTCCGTTAACTGCGCCTCAATCTTGCGCTCCGCTTCAGCACGCTTCTTCGGATCTTCCGGCAGGAATGAACCAATTACATCTTTTACCAGAGGCAGCACCACCGGGAGTAATGCGTTTATCATTTTTTGTCCGCCTCCAGCAATTTAATCCGCACCTGCAAATCGTGAATGGTGTGCATGAAATCCTCTCGCATCTGCTGCCGCGCAATGCTGTTTGCCGGTGACGCAACGATTTCGCCCTGCGGCGTGACGAGCAGCATCAGATAGCCCTCGGTCTTTTGCAGTCTGCTCTCCAGTTCGTTAAGCGATGTGATGAGATACCCGACAGCCGCAAACAAAACCGGCGCGAGCGCGGTCAAGATTGACTGAACATTGAAATTCATGTCAGATATCTAACCGGCCTTGATCCCGGCCCACACTGCGCCGAGAGCGCCGAGAATAAGGGCGCCGATAAGCACCTTTTTCGCATGGCGGCCAAGTTGTTCTGATGCAACCCTCTGTCTCCGCAGAAAGAGGGAGTCGGCCTGTGCTTCCTTTATGGCCTCGGGGCTGCTTGAGTCGATGCCCAGTGCCAGCAACAAATCCTGCATGGCCTCTTTGGCCGCACACTTGGCGATAGCTTCAATCTCTTTCTGGCTCATAAAGCGCGGCGGGTTCAATCCAGATCCCTCTGGTATCTCCGGGTCGCTCGCTCTGTGTTTCCGCCCACTCATGACGCCGTCCCCATGCGGCGCTCCTTAACCACACGGAACTGAAGTTTGGTAAGGGGCATCGCATTCCACCACACACTGTTAGCCAGCTTCTTGCTGGGCGAGCGCTTCGGTGAACTCCTGCGCCACGTCGTAGGCGGCGCGCTGGGCTTCTGTGAGTGAAGGCAGCGCCGCTTCTAGAGTGTTGCTCGCTGCGCGCACAGACTTGATCCACGCTGCTGCCGCCTTAAGCGCGGCTTCCTCAGCCAGCTCGTCGGCGGCGAGTGCCCCGCCAGACGCCTTAATGTCCACCAGTTCGGACGCCCGCATGGTCATGTTTAACTGCGCGGAGAACGAATACTGCGCCAAAATGAGGTTGCCCGCATGGCTCTTGATGCGATCCGTCAGGTCCGCAACGCTCGGCGCAGGCTGCTTCATGGCCTCGTACTGCGCCATCTTGGCGGCGTCATCACGCACCGCTTGGGCGGCGTCGAGGATGTTTTGAGGCAGATCAGCGAAGGCGGGGTCGGAAAGGTTCGAGCCGGGGCCGATGGAGCCGCGATGCGTTTCACCGTTCTCCCTCCTCGCAAACAGAACGTCGAGGCCGACTGTCGCGTGTTGCCACGTAGCGGTCATCATCTACTCCAAGATGTATGAAATGGTGTACCGGATATCAGCGGTCGCGTTGATACTTGTCGCGGCGGCCACCTCGGTGGCGACGTTATCGCCGCAAGCGACCAGATAGGCGTAGGTGGTGCCGGGCTGAACCTGTAGGCCCATGGCCGTCCGCCCGGCCCCCATATCGTAGGTATTCACCGTACAGGCGTTGATACCCAGCATGTTCGCGCTGTTCTTGATCGTGAACGGCAGCCCGCCCACCTGTAGCGCCCCGGCGGGTCCGCTAAAGCTCGACAACTTGATGCGACCCAAGCAGACAACAAGGCTCCCGATGCGGACATAGTTGCCGCTCTGTGTGGTGTAGGCGGCTGTTCCTGCCGTGGTTTCGCCAGCCACGGTAGGCGTGTAGGTTCCTTCCTCGTAGGTGCTGAGGGAGATGCTGGCGGGCTGGTAGTTGGTGCACCGCCAATTGCCCGACCCCTCCGACACGAATGTTGCAACATCACCCGCCGCCGTGGTGATATTCGCACCGCCCGGCAGGATTAGCGACGTGGCGTTGTGTGTGAGCGTCAACGCATCGTCGAACTGCAACACCCGAGCAGTGCCCGCAGCAACGGTGCCAAGCGCGGTGATGGTCGTTGTGCCGGTGATATCAACGTATTGCCCGGTGGCTGCGCCGATATCAATAGACGACGCGCTTGCAATGTCGCTGCCCTTGCCACCAATTGGGCTGTTCACAAACGCCTTGATAGACTGCTGGGTCGCCAATGCGGTATCGCTGTTAGAAGACATGTTGTCTTCGTCAAGGATAGTGTCGACAACCGTAACGTCTGTACCCTTAAGCTCGTCAAACGTAACGCGCCCACTGGCGGTGACCGTGGTAAAGCTACCCGCCGCCGTGCTGGCACCGCCGATGGTCACACCATCAATAGTGCCGCCATTGATATCTGCCGTGGTAAGCACCGCAGACGCAATGGTGACAACACCCGTGCTGTCCGCAATAGAACCTGCCGAGGTACCGTCTTTGGCTTTGAGGTTGGTGACTTCTAAATTGGTGGTGTCTACCGTGGTGGAGTTGACCGTGGTGATGTTACCCGTGGTCGCCGCTACCGTTGCGGCATCCAGTGCGTCTAGTTTGAGGTCAACAAACACCTGCGTAACGGTCGCGCTGGCACCGCCGCCATCAAACTTGAGGACAACGTCCTTGCCCGCAGGGATTTCAAAATCATTG